AAAGTAAATTCCAACGTACACCTATAATATGACAAATCCACAACAAGACATTATATTTAGTATGACTTTGCTAAGGTCGGGAGTGCAGGGAAAGAGCCAAGAGTTTAAGCATGCAAGCGGTACATACCATGCAAGGCTAAAGGTGTGGCAAATAAGAGCTATTAATTACACTATACTAATAGGGCTACTTAGCTTAATTACATTCACAATTTATAGCGTAATATAATGGCTACACAAGAGATGATATTAAAGCTTTCGTTTGATGACGAAGGTACCTTTACAGGATTAGAAGATATTAATCAGGAAATAAAGAAGGTAGATGATTCTACTGTTGAATTAGAGAAATCGACTAAGACTTTAAAGCAGCAATATGCTGAATTAAAGAAGCAGCAAGATAAATTTGATCCAGGCACTAAGAAATTTAATGAGCTATCTCAGAAGATGGGTGAGCTTAAGGACAGGATGAATGATGCAGCTGATGCAGTTAAGGGCAATACAGGTCCTGCTGTCGAAGGCTTAACTAATTCATTCGGCATGATGGGAACTCAAATAAGAAATCTTGACTTTGAGGGCTTAAGCCAATCGGTAAATTTAGTAGCTGGTAATTTAGGTAGATTAAAGCCTGAAGATATTAGTAAAGGTTTTAGTGATTTATTGACAGCAGGAAAGAATGCGCTAAAAGGATTAGGGCAAGCTATTAAGGCTAATCCTATTTTCTTTTTAGCTGCTGCTGTGGTGGGTGTTATTGTTTATTGGAAAGAATTAGAAGCTTTAGTAGGTAATAAAAGCGGAATGATTCAATCTCTTAAACAGCAAGTAGATTTATTATCTCGTCAGACAAAAGTATTAGAGCGAAATGTAACACTACTTAAATCAACAAAAGCCAGCGCAGGAGAAATATACCAAGCTGAATTAAGCGTATTAGATGCAAAAGACAAGCAGCTTACTGCTGCGTATAAGTTAGCTTTATTAGAGGGAGAGCAAGCTGCTATAAGTGAATCACGTGCTGCCTTAGAAGATGCAAGAGCTGAGAAACAAGCCAAGTTAAATGCTACTATTGCAGAAGGTCATAGCATTGCACAGGACATTGTAGCGGAAGGAAATAAAGATGTAGCATTACAACAGGCTAAAATTAAAGCATCACAGGAATTTGTAGATAAAGCACAGCAGTTAGAAATAGCTATTGCTGCTCAAAAGAAACAGCAAGAAAATTTAAATATAGAATTAGCTAAAGCAGCAGAATACGCTTATAGTGAAAGGGGTAATACTGACGCAAAAGCAAAAAGTGCAAAACGTGATTTAGAAACTGCTCAGGCTAAGGTAGATGCTCAAGAAAAGTTAATCAAACAGTCTGAAAGAGATTTAAAGATTATCAAAGAAAAAGGTGTTGAAGTTTGGAACAATACCAAGACAGCCGAAGAACAGGCTAAAATTGATGAAGCTGCTGCAGTTAGAAAAGCACAACGTGAAGCGGAGGCAAAGAAATTAGCTGATGAATTGCTAACTATTAAGAAAGAATTAGCAGACTGGGATAGGAGAAATTTAAGCGACTTAGATAAAGAATTATTTTTACTTAATGAGCGCCAAAAGTTAGAGGTAGCTTCATATCAAAAAGCTAAACAGTCAGCTGAAGCAATGGCAGCCTTATTGCAATTTCATAAAGAAGAAGAGCAGGCTATTAAAGATAAGTATGCTAAAATTGAATACGATAAGCAAGTAGCTGCCGATTTAGCTTTACAAGAAGAGTCTAAGCAAAAGTATAATACTATCAGTAATGCTGCATTAGAACAAGGTAAAGCTAATGAATTAAGATTACTTAGTGAGAAAGATAAAGAGCTTCAAATTAATAAAGATAAGTATGATGCTTTAATAGCTGAAGCTGATTTAAGAGGGGTAGATACTAAGGTATTTTTAGATGCTCAGTTAGCTGAGGAAGATGCTATTAAAAAGAAGTGGGCAGATAAAGAGAAAGCAGATGCCATTGCTCTTCAAGAGATGAAGGTAGCAGCTGTATCTCAAGGATTCGCAGCGTTAGCTGCACTTAACGAGAGCTTCACTGCACGTACTGAGAAGACAGCTAAGAGACAGTTCAACGTAAACAAAGCGCTAAATATAGCTATGAGTTTAGTCGATACTTATGCTGCCATCGTTAAAGCACTTAACTCACCTGAGACAGTTCCAACTTCAGTTAAGATAGCGCAAGCTGTTGCTGTTGGTGTAATGGGATTTGCTAACGTGGCTAAGATTGCCAAGACTCAATTTGGTGGAATGACTCCTGATACTTCAATGCAGACTGGCAATCCTGATAGCACTACTCAAGCCAATGCACCGGCTGTAGACTTTAGCGGAGGTAACTTTAATAACAATGCACCTGGCACTGTTGAGACTTATGTACTTGCAGGCAATGTAGCAAATGCATTAGAGGCAAGACAAAAGATAATAGACCAATCACATTTATAGAATTTTTCCACTACTAAAAAAGCAATCACATGAATGATAAATTGAAGTTAATTGAATACGGCTTAGGTGAGGAAGAGGATAACATGGGCGTGTATGCAGTAAGTTTGGTAAGCGAGCCTGCTATAATGGTAGACTTTGTAGCACTGTCTAAAGCTAACTTGTTATTAGCAAGAGTAGAGGATGGAGAGAAGCGCATGCTATACGGTCCTGCACTTATTCCTAACCAACCTATAGTACGTTATGATGGTAATAACGAAAAGTATTTTATCACTTATTCTAAAGAGACTATTGAGCAAACTGCTCAGGAATTCCTAAAGAGAAACATGCACCATAATCACACCATTCAGCATGAGATGCCTGTAAATAATCTTACAGTAGTAGAATCTTGGGTAACTACAGGAGCACATGACAAGAGCATGAATTACGGCTTTGACTTACCTGAAGGCACATGGATGATAGGGGTAAAAGTAGATGATGATGCTACCTGGCAAGCTGTAAAGAATGGCGAGGTTAAAGGCTTTTCAATAGAGGGATGGTTTGCACCAATGAGTGAAAGTGATGTAACTGAGAAAGACTTAGAGAAGCTATTAGCTGAATTAGCTGAGCAGCTTGAAATGAATTTGTAATTTTTTCCACTAATAATTATACACACATGAACATGATTCAAGACATCTTAAACAAATTCACTCCGATGCTTAGTAAGCATGGGATAAAACTATCAGTAGAAGAGACTGCTGCACCGGAAGCTACTAAAGTAGTAATGGCTGTAGAAGGAGCTTTAGCTGATGGTACTATGATCTACTCAAGTGCTGATGCATTTGCCGAAGGAGTAGATGTATTCGTAATGGATGCAGACGGCAACCCTACACCTCTTGCAGATGGTGAATATACTATGGATAACGGTATGACTATCGTTGTTGCAGCAGGGGTAATTGAGTCAATGGCTGAGGCTATTACTGAGGAGCCAACTGTAGAGATTGAAGTAGAGCAAGAGATAGCTGAGACTTACAGCAAAGAGCAAGTAGAAGGATTGTTGAATAACATCATTACTGAATTCGAAGCTAAGCTTAGCGCTGCTGAGAAGCAAATCACTGAGCTAAGTAAAGCACCAGCTGCGACAACTGTTAAGCAGGCACGCCAAGCTGCACCTCAAGCACCTTTAAACATTACAGCAATGAGCAATATCGAAGATAGAACTCGTGCTATAGTAGCAAGATACAAAAACAACTAAAAACAAAAACAAAAAAACAAAAACATGGCTGATAACTTGACCATCACCTCAACCTACGCTGGCGAATTAGCGCTACCGTACATTGCTGCAGCTGTCCTTTCAGGGGATACTATTGCAAATAACTACATTACCGTAAAGGAAAATGTAAAGTACAAAGCTGTACTTAAAATCTTGGCTTCTACAGGATTAGTTAAAGCTGCTACTTGCGACTTTGACAACTCTACATCTGCGCTTACTCTTGAAGAGAAAGTGTTAACGGTTACTGACCTTATGGTTAATATCCAATTGTGTAAGGCTGAATTTACAAAAGATTGGGAAGCGGCTCAAACAGGTCGTGGCTTTATCAACGATGTAGTTCCTGCTAACTTCTCTGATTTCTTAATTTCTCACTTGGCTGCTAAAGTAGCACAAGAGATTGAGTGCAACATTTGGAAAGGTAACTGGCCTTCTTCAGGATTCACAGGTTTCAACGGATTGCAGTACTTAATTGATGCTGGCAAAGGTGGTACACCTGATGTTGACTTTGCTGCTTCTTTGGATGCTACTAACGTGATTGCTAAATTGCAGTTATGTACAGATGCATTGCCTGCTACATTGGTAGGAAGCCCTGACCTTAAGATCTACGTTAACCGTAAGACTGCACAGTTATATCGTCAAGCTTTGGCTACTGCAGGTTACTTGCAAACGTTCCAAGGAACTGCACAATTCCCACTAACCTTCAACGGATACGATGTGTATGTTTGCCCAGGTATCTCTGATTCAGTAGTTATCTTAGCTACAGTAGCTAACTTAAACTTCGGAACTGATTTGACATCAGATTTCAACGAGGTGAAAGTAGTAGACATGAGCTTTACTGATGCATCTGACAACGTGAGAATGGCAATGAGATTCCGCGCTGGAGTTCAGTACGCTGTACTAGGTGACATCGTTATCGGATTTGATAACTAAATAATACTCCTTTGTTAAAAGAGTGGGTTAGCTAATAGCTGCCCATTCTTTGCAAAGAATATTTAACTAACTAATATAAAAAACACATGAGCTGTCTAACTACCGCTGGCATATTGATTGCATGTAAAGAAGCAATCGGAGGTATTAAAGCCTTATACTTAGGAAATTACGCTACATTCGCTAACACTGCTACCATTAACGGCACAACTAATTTAGTTACTGCTCTTGCTACAGGAAGCGTTTACGAATTCGAATTGCCTAAGCATACAGGATCATTTACAGAAGAGGCTGCAATCTCTATTGAAAATGGCACTGTATTCTATACACAAACTGTTGTAGCTATGTTTCATGGCATGACTGCTGCACGTTCACTTGAGCTTCAAAACATCTCTAAAGGTCGTAACGTATTATTCGTACAGGATAACAACGATAACATTTGGATGTGTGGCTACAAAGATGGGGTAGAGGTTACTGCCTTTACTACAGCTTCAGGAACAGCTAAGGGAGATATGAGTGGCTATACTATTACCTTCACAGGCGAAGAGAAAGATAAGGCATACTTGTTAGATCAGGATGCAGGAGATACTCCATTCCAAGACTTCGCTACAGTTACTGTAGTAGGCGCTTCATTGTAAGTAAAATTGTGCTATATTTAAAGCATGATTTACCTACTTAAAAATACAGCAGCACAGCTCCTCTACCTTAGTCTAAAGGAAGGGGAGCTTTTGCTTGCTAATACATACACGCATTACTTATTAGAACTAACTAACGAGCAGACACTTGAGAAGCTTTACGCTATCC